TCCTCATCTTCAGAGACCCGACTCTTACCTACCACACACCATGTACCTCGAACTCATCGTCCTCGCGTTGACCATAACCTTGGCGTACACGACTTTCAAGTTGTGGCGGCAGACACCAAACCAACGCATCACAAGGGAGCTCGAAGACCATGTACGAAGCGTCGTGGCTGACGCTGATGACTACGAGGTCTCCGAAGATGAGGAAACTGGTGAGGGTTTTTTTACCCCTGGAATGCGCCCTGGGAGGTTCCAGGCGAAGGTCATAGTGGCCGCGAAAGCGGAGTTTGGCCTTTTGCGTCGAACCGAGGCTAACCGCCTGATGGTGAGGAAATACATGAGAGACCGGATGCGTGACCATGGGATGCGTCCAAGCCATGTCAATCAACACTTGGACGTTTCCGTGGCGATTTTCTTCGTGCCTAGTAAGCACGATCTCATGGCCCACCAATTGGGGGCGAGCCGCGTTGTGGCGGAGAGGGATAATGCCTTACATACCTCGTGGACCTCTTTCTGGGGGGACTTCGGCAAGATGCTGGGGTTTTCCTGGAGCTAGGGGTGCCTAGGCCTAGCCACCGGGGTTGAGTCAGGTCAAGTGCTACTGGCTCATCCCGCATTGACGGTGAAGCGACGCTTAGGTGCTATTTCCCACTTGCGTAAGTATTTCCAACTGGGTGGCTTATCACCCCCAGTTCGGTTCCTTGTTCATAATTCCAGCATTAATAATCTGGCGAGAGGTGTGTTGACAAGAGTCTTCTATGCCAAAGGTAGACCCACACCACAACCACTCACGGGGATCTATGTTAAGCGTCTACGATACATTCGTGACATTCTGGTACGACGTCTTAGTTCGACCACCCCTGTAACTCGACAAGAATTTGTTGAGTATTACAAGGGTCGCAGAAAGACGCTGTACCAGAAGGCCGCGGACTCACTCCTTAGCAGCGGGATTGTTCCGCGGGACGCTACCATTCGTGCTTTTGTCAAGGCGGAATTTATCTGCTCTGACAATAAGCCTGATCCCGACCCTAGGGTGATATCACCTAGGGATCCCAGATACAATGTCGAGGTCGGGAAGTACCTAAGGCCACTCGAGCATAAACTCTACCATGCTATTGATAGGCTGTTCGATGGTCCCACAGTACTTAAGGGTTATAATGCTTTGGAAATTGGGAGGATTTTCCGCGATAAGTGGTCGCGTTACCGCTCACCCGCCGCCATCGGTCTGGATGCCAGCCGGTTTGACCAACATGTCAGCCGGCAGGCCCTTGAATGGGAACACTCTATTTACAATGGAGTGTTTCAGTCCGGTGAGTTGCGCAAATTGTTGAAATGGCAACTTGCCAACAATGTTGTGGGCTGGTGTAGGGATGGAAGTCTGAGGTATCGCACTGATGGTGTCCGCATGAGTGGTGATATGAACACCGCTATGGGGAACTGCCTCCTGATGTGCTCACTAGTTCACAGTTATCTTAGAGAGCGTAACATCACTGCGAGCCTTGCGAATAATGGCGACGATTGC